GCAGTCGGGGGCTCTACCCAACCGCACCCGCAGTCCGAGAGCCGCCCTGCATGGCAGCGCACTATGACAAGGACGGCAACCTGCTGTTCACGCGGTTCATCTTCAAAGATGGTACGTACAGGGACGCAGTATGAGCGACCACCTGCTTGAGAAACGGCTGTCTGACTTCTACGAAAAGCAAAAGAACAACTGTGGGATCTATGTGGCTGAAGGGTTTTATACAGTTGGGCAGTTGCTGACGTTGCTTGAGCAGGCAAGAGCTATGGAAGTACAGGTTAGTAAACTAGAAAAACTGCAAAAAGAACTGGCTAGAAAATATCATGGGGTGAAGGATTGGGAGGAATGAGTGAGCATCTGTGTTGAGTGCGGATCATGGAACAGCAAAACGCTGGCAACACGAAAGGACACTAGGTTTAACTGGACATGGAGAAGAAAAGAATGCAAAGACTGCGGACATCAGTGGAAGACGTACGAGATCCCGGTCGAAAATCTGGGGCAAGTGGAGCCGTCAAACCCGGAGGGGCGGCTCGACCAATAACGCCGAAGTTTGGTGTGGCGAACGTACCGACAATGATTAAAGCCATACTGGTCACACCACGCACCCCCGTGCAGCTGGCGAAAGAGACAGGCTTTGGTGTCGAGACGGCATATCTATTTTGCAAGTCGATGCACGAGGCGGGATTGATTCGCATCGTCGAGTGGGTGTTCAACAAAAACAAATTCATGCCCGCGTATCTGTTCGGTCCGGGTGAAGATGTGACCGAGCGGTGGACTACGAAAGAGAAGACGATCCTCGATCTGTTTAGATCTGACCTACTCTCACGCACGGGGCAGGAAGTGGCCGACCGGCTCAACCTTTCACGATCAACCATCACAAAGGATCTCAATGCGCTCACGGACAAGGGCTATCTCATCCGCAATCGGACAATCCGACCCAACGACCCCGCCACATGGAGACGTAACCCCGATGTGGCCTTTCCCACCTTTGGAGCGAGTGCTGGCACTCAGCAAGGCATCCCCGCCGCCCCTCAGCGACCGAAGCTCAAAATCTCCCAGCAAACGTGGTTTTCAACAATCCATAAGTGAACAAGGAGAAGCTCCGTGGTGAACATCGCAATAACCTTGGAAGAAGAGGAAGCTTGGAAGCAAATGGAAAAGAACCGTAAGCCGCTCAACGATTACGCAGATCCGCTCCTGACACTGCGACACATGTTGAAAGATTACGAAGCGCTGCTGATCGATAAGAAGTGGAGCGAGGCACTGGCTTTGGGTCCGGACATCGTGTCGCAGGCACGACTGCTTACGCAGACGGTGCGTATCCAAGCCGAGGAGCAACGATTGTGACTGTCAGAAAAATAAATATAGAGAAGCTGGCAAAGACGCTGTTCATGCTACAAACGGGACCGCTTACCGCAGCGATGCTGGCGCGTGAAATCAACGTCCATTTGGTGACCGCTCAGTCATGGTTGCGACAACTGCGTCGACAACGGGCGGTACATGTGACAGAGTGGCTTCAAGATCGACTAGGGCGCGATGCCATCCCGGTGTTTGCGCTGGGCGATGGCGAAGACGCACAACGAAGGAGAGAAAGTCGTGCTGTCATCAATCGGCGATATTTGGAGAAAAAACGTGGCACAACCATCGGCGCGTGATGTTCAGGTGGGCGGCACGCACTATCTGTCGATGGGGGTCGAGCCGTGGGATGTGATTGACACATGGTCTCGAGAGCAACGGATCGGGTTCTATCGCGGCAACGCACTCAAGTATCTGATGCGGATGGGCTCGAAGGATGAGTCGTTGCAAGAGATTCAGAAGGGGTCGCACTACCTTCAGAAACTGATCGAAGTATTGTCTGAACCGAGTTAATGCCGCAAGGCCGATACCAGCGAGGCAGCGCTGCCTTGTAGATGTGGCGCTCGCTGTACGGCACGTCGCTGTCCGTGCCGTGTCTCCTACCGCGAATCAGGGGGGCGCGGAATCTACATTTCCCCCCTACCCAACACAGGAGCGCATATGGCTGCGACACCGGAAGCCAAGGTCAAGAAACAAATTAGAAAGATCTTAGACACCACCCGCGCTTACTACGCCATGCCGATTGGTACTGGCTACGGTAACAGCGGTGTTCCCGACTTTCTTGTCTGCCACGAAGGACACTTCATCGGCATCGAAGCGAAGGCAGGCAAGGGCACAACCACGGCGTTACAAGAGAAGCATCTGCAAGACATTCGCAACGCTGGCGGCACCTCGCTCGTAGTGAATGAGAGCAACCTGAAACAACTCGAGGAGTTATTAAATGCAAGAAGATGATCAACGTCTTGAAAAGATTTTAGAAACGCTTGACGAACAACGTGCTGAAACATTGAAAACAACAGTGCGCTTGCTTGTGGAGTGCTGCCGCAAGGGTTCAGAGATGGGCGCGGTATTGCTGGTGCGAGCACCCAGTAGTGACCTGCACTGGATGCTGTCGGTGAGCGCGTTGAATCTTGATATGGACGATTCGTTTGAGTTACTGAGTATGGCGTACCACCAGACAGCACTGCAGATCAAAGCCGAGGCACCCGCCGATGACCGCTACAACTAAGCCACCCTTTGACCGCATACTCGCCATCGACTTCGAGACGGCGTGGAGCAAGAAGACGTACACACTCTCCAAGATGACCACAGAGGAGTACGTACGCGATCCGCGATTCAAGGCGTGGGGTTTGTGCTTCAAGGAAGTGGGCGAAGATGCCGACCCTATGTGGGTGAGAGGCGACGATATCGCAGAGTGGGCAGCGTACTTCGACTGGTCTCGCACTGCGGTGCTCGCACACAACGCGCAGTTCGATGTGACGATCCTGTCGTGGCGCTACGGTATCGAGCCGTGCTTCATCTTCGACACACTCTCGATGGCTCGGGCGCTGCGTGGTGTCGAGGTCGGCAACAGTCTGGCTAAGCTCGCAGCAGACTTCGGTCTCCCACCCAAGGGACAAGCTGTGCACGATACCGACGGCGTGCTGGACGAACTCAGCGAAGAGGTAGAGCGCGAGCTGGCCGAGTACTGCGCACACGACACGGTCCTTTGCGAAGAGATCTTCAAACGCCTGATCAAGGGCTACCCCAGCAAGGAGCTACGCCTGATCGACCTGACGCTCCGTATGTACACCCGTCCGCTGTTGGAGCTTGATCAGGACATGCTGGTGGACGCCATCCTTGAAGAGAAGGAAAACAGAGAGGCGCTGCTCCGTAAGCTGGGTGTGGAGGAGTCAGCACTAGCCAGCAACCCGCAGTTCGCGGAGCTGCTTCGTAGTCTTGGCTGTGAGCCACCCCTGAAGACAAGCAAGACCACGGGCGAGCAGGCATACGCTCTGGCTAAGAATGACGCGCTCTTCCAAGCTTTGCTGAATGGTGACCGGGAAGATGTGGCGCTCCTGTGTGAGGCGAGGCTGCGGGTCAAGTCGACGACGGAGCGAACGAGGGCACAACGGTTTCTGGATATCGCCAAGCGCGGTCCGTTGCCTGTGCCATTGTCTTACTACGGAGCGACGACCGGACGATGGACGGCCAGCAAGGGCAGCGCCATCAACATGCAGAACCTGAAGCGTGGGAGCTTCCTGCGTAAGGCGATCATGGCCCCGGAGGGACACCAACTGATCGTGGCGGACTTGTCTCAGATCGAGCCGCGTGTGCTGGCGTGGCTCGCCGACTACGAAGACATGCTCGACATCTTCAGAGCAAAAGGTGACCCCTACGCACAGTTCGGTGCGCGGATGTTTAATGTACCGGGGATGACCAAAGAAAGCCACCCCGAACTCCGGCAGTCGGCCAAGTCTGCTTTGCTTGGATGCGGGTACCAGCTGGGCTGGTCGTCATTTGCCGCACAGCTTCTGACAGGATTCCTCGGAGCCCCGCCTGTGCGGTATGACAGAGCGGTGGCGAAGAAGCTCGGCGTCGATGGCGACTACGTGCAGCGCTTCCTTGATTGGGAAGACAACCTCCAGCGCATGTCGAAGATTCCTCACACATGTGCAGACAAAGAATTGCTCGAACACTGCCTCGCATCCAAGAAGATCATCGACGTGTATCGAGAGACGGCATACCCGGTGACGGGTTTGTGGGAGCTGTTCTCGTCTCTGATCGAGCGCAGTCTGGTTGAGGGCGAGGAGTACACGCACAAGTGCCTGATCTTCCGGAAGGAAGAGATTGTGCTTCCCAACGGGATGGCGATCCGGTATCCTAATCTTCGTCAGGAAAAGACAGCAGACGGTGGGAGATCGTGGGTATACGGTCCAGACGCCACCAAGCTGTACGCAGGAAAGATCACGAACAATGTCGTGCAAGGCACCGCACGCATTGTGATGACGGACGGAATGCTACGGATAGCAAAACGCTACCCTGTAGTCGGCACCGTTCACGATGAATGTATTGCAGTTGCGCCCGATGATGAAGCGCAGGCTGCTTATAAATGGATGCTTGAGCAGATGACGCTCGAGCCTTCATACCTGCCGGGGATCCCTCTGGCCGCTGACGGTGGCGTTCACCGTCGATATGGTATGGCTAAACAGTAGGAGAGTGACATGATTCCAAGAAGCGTCGTTGTCAACAAGATGCGTTACCGTGTGCACATTGGTCCCCCCAACCGATTCAAGGCAGCGCTGGGTTACATCGATTACACGCCCGGCGACATTTACATTCACAGCGAAAACGGCAAACCTCTATCTGAGGCTAAGATGCAGGAGACCTTCTGGCATGAACTGACGCATGCCGTCCTGTACGAGATGGATCACCCGTTGTACCGCAGCGAGGTGTTCGTCACACGGTTTGCCCAGCTTCTCAACAAAGCTATCAACAGCGCCGAGCTATGAAACCTTCTATCGTGCGGTGGTCGCACAGCTCTCTGAAAGACTATGAGGGCTGTGCTCGTCGGTATCAGCAGGTCAAGGTGTTGCAGAAGTATCCCTTCCAAGAGACCGAGGCCACTCGCTACGGTACACAAGTTCACGAAGCCATCGAGAACTACATCAAGCACAACACGCCTATCCCGCCCATGTACGAGCAGTTCCAGCCGGTGGTGGACGCGCTGTTGAAGAAGCCGGGAAGAAAGTTAGCTGAGTATGAGATGGCGCTGACCAAAGACTTGCAGCCTTGCGCATGGAACGCCGCCAACAGCTGGGTACGCGGCATCGCTGACATCTTGATCATCGACGACGACAACCTCACCGCTTGGATCGGTGATTGGAAGACCGGCAATAACAAATACCCAGATAGGGACCAGCTAATCTTGATGTCGCTCATGGTGTTTCAACACTTCCCGCACATCCGCAAAGCGAACTCGGCGCTGCTATTTATCGTCAAAGACGACATGGTCAAGCTGCAGATGCTGCGTGAACAGGCGGACGCAGCATGGGCCAAGTATCGGGAGCGAACCGCTCGACTCGAGGCCAGCTTCGAGCACGACGTGTGGAACCCAACGGCGTCACCTCTTTGTCGGTGGTGCCCCGTCAAAACCTGTGAACTTCACCCGGAGCATTGAAATGACTCAAGTGAACGGCAAGCGCAACTACAAGCACGCCTACAAGCTGCAGAAAGCAAGCGGCGAAACCAAGGACCAGATAGAGCGCCAACGTGCGCGACGTCTGTATGACAAGGAGGGGGTGGATCGCACTGGAAAAGACATCGACCATATCAAGCCCCTGCGGGCTGGCGGCAAAAGCACGAAGGGCAATATGCGTTTGCGTAACAAACGCAGCAATCAATCCGACAACGGACATTGAAATGGAAATTGTTGAAAACAAAGCCGTGCTCATCCGCACGCGCAACCCGGAGAAGTACACCGTCATTCCCAAGAGCAAAGTCGTCGAGCGCTGGACCGGCGGCTACACCGTCGCAGTGTACTGGGGTCTTGACGAGATGCGAGTGCTCAAGAACCTTGGCGTTAAGAACGCCCCCTCACCCATCCGGCGTAACTACAAGTGGCCGGGACGTTTCACCCCGATGGCGCACCAGATAGAGACCGCGTCTTTTCTAACGCTGCATCGTCGAGCATTTGTATTCAATGAGCCGGGTACCGGTAAGACACTTTCTGCGCTGTGGGCGGCAGACTATCTGATGAGTCTTGGGCATGTGCGGCGTGTGTTGGTGCTGTGCCCGTTGTCGATCATGCAAAGCGCGTGGATGAACGACATCAATCACTCCATCATTCATCGCAGCGCTGTGATTGCCCATCACGCACAGGCGGTACGTCGGGTAGAACTGGTGCAGGGCAACTACGAATTTG